GGATAGCTGGATCCAGGCCAGGATGGCTGGTCTCTTTACACTTTTACATTTTTGCTCCCCCCTCTTGAGTACGTAGAGAGAGAGAGAGAAGAGATAGAGATGAGGGGATGGGGTCAAAACTGCAAAATGTGTAAACGTCCTAGCTGGCTGCTAGGATCAGGATCAGACCAGGAGGATGACCATGGCGATCGAGGATCTGCAGAGAACACAGGCTGCACATCGCAGGATGTTCCAGCTGGCGAAGCAGGGAAAGCTGGACCGGCCGGAGGCTTGTGGATGGTGCTCGCAGCCGGGGGGCCTGAAGTGGCTCTTCCTGGACTACAAGATGCCGCTGGACAGCGTGGCCTGGCTGTGCCCCACCTGCTGGCGGAATCCAGACGTAAGATCGGCAATCAGGAACCAGAAACAGGAGATGATCATGGCAACGCAACGAGGCACGTTTGCAAGCTGGCTGGCCCTTCAGGGCTCCAGGCCGCAGTCTGACCCCATCGGATGGCTGGCCCGGGCATGGGACTCGTTCGCTGGTGACAGCCGTCCGCGGCTCAGCTCCCCGGTCTCCATCGGCAAGTTCCTGAGCGAGCACGGCAGCCAGGAGACCGCCTGGCAGAACGGGCTGGCCGAGGCCGTTGAGGCCGCCACCATCGCCTACCGCGAGGCCGGCCAGGCACCCGCTGGCGAGCAGCCCAGCCCGCCTGCTGATGGTGAGCAGCTGGAGATCCCGCTGGCTGGCCATGACGCGCCTGGTGACGTCGCCCAGATGCGCACGGGTGACCTGGCCATGGCTGACGACCTCGCCGAGCACGCCGGCGACAGCGCCCGGGACACCATGGTCATGGGCCAGATGATCACCTACCTGATGCGCGCGGTGGACCAGCTGCAGGCCCAGGCCGGGCTGGTCCTGCAGATGCTGGCGGTCAGCAACCCGGCTGCGGCGCAGGTGCTGATCGAGCAGACGTCAGCAGCCCAGCTGGCCAGCAGCGAAGTGCTGGTCGATGAGCCATCCCTCCCGCAGAACCTCGCCCATGAGATCGCCGAGCGCAACGGCTGGCTGGCCCATCAGGGCCCGGTCACCCTGGCCGGCGGCTTCGAGCAGTGGTGGGACGCGGCGCAGCCCACTGGTGATGGCGATGGCTGACCGCAGCCGGATCGGCGCGCAGAAGGCGGCCATGGTGCGCGTGGAAGACGAGCCGCTGCCGCTGGCTGAGCGCATGGCCCAGCTGGCGGATCTGTGGGAGAAGCGCGCCAGACAGCCAGGGATGGCGGATGATGCCAGCGCCCTGGAGTGGTGCGCTGCTGAGCTGCGCGAAGAGCTAGAGCGTTGACGCAGTGAGCGACCTCGCCGACACTGGCGGTTAGGCCCCCTGGCCGGGGAGGCTGGGCTCACAGGATCGGGCTCCTGCCTTCCGGCTGACCCGGCCAGGGGCACGTGGGTAGACTCAGGCACAGACGCAGGCAGACCAGGGAGATGACCATGAGCCAGCCTGATGACATGCTGGCCGCCATGTTCAGCCAGCGGGCCCATACGGACCCCAAGCAGGAGAAGGCGGTCAAGGCCTACCGTGATCTGGTGACCTGGCTGGAGATCCACGAGCGTGAGACCGCCATCGCCAACACCTGGCTGTTCTGCAGCTGCAAGCCCGCCTGGACCCGGGTGGACGCGCAGACCCCGCCCGGCCATGCGCTGTGCATCATCCACGGCGCGTTCATGATCACCAGAGACGGGCGGGTGCTGTGATGCCAGGCCATCTGCCGGGGCTGGACGCCTACGACCGAAGCGACGATGCCAGCCCGCAGGCGCGGCAGCGCCGCAGAATCAGCCCGGACAACCGCGAGCTATCGACACGCGGGCCCGCGCTCGGCCATTTCCACGACTGCTGGTGCGGCGTGCCATACCCGCATGACTGGCCCGGCAAGGACGAGGGCGCACCGCATCCACGGGAGGTGCTGTAGTGCAGCCGCCCTGCTACGCCGCCCGCCATGACCTGCCTGGCAGGCACCGGCACTGCCCAGCCTGCGGGGCCACGATCACCATGACCATGCCCCGGCCGGATGAGGCCTACGTGGACCACGCCTGGCACTGCAGGCGCAAGGGGGAGGAAACATGACCATGATCAAGCCGCAGGTACCGCTGCCGCCGAGCCTCGCTCAGCGCATCCTGAGCCAGCTGCGCACGCATCCACAGGGCGAGGGCCGGACCGCGGCCGAGATCGCCGGGCAGATGGTCGGGATGGACGCCCAGTCGATGCTCGGCTACCTGAAGGATCTGGGGAAGGCCGGGATCGTGCTCGGCTCCGAGTGCCCGCCGACCAAGGTCACCAGGTGGAGGCTGGGCTTATGGGGAATCGGCCTGCTCACGCCCGCGTTGCCGCTGATGAGGTGATGACCATGACAACCGAGCGCATCCGCTGCCCCAGCTGCAGCCAGCTGATTCCCGTTCCGGTAGGCCCGGATCTCTGGGAAGCGGCACCAGACCCTGGCTGGATCAAGCCAGCTGAGCCGCTGACCTGCCCGCACTGCACCACCGACATTCGGATGGTGTGGCTGGCATGGCTGGTCCCGGTTCGTGAGCGGATGAGGCAGCTGGCCAGCTGGGGAGCTGTGCTCTGCACGAAGCGCGGCCAGGAGCCCACCCACGAAGACCTCGACCAGGTGGAGCAGTTCATGGCGTTCCTGAAGGTCCAGAAGGCAGCCGCAGGATGATCACGTCCGCCAGCACCGGCCTGGCCTGGCACAAGGTGACCGTCAGCTTCGACGGTCAGGCGGTTACCATCCGCCAGGCCGGGCTCGGCATCAGAGAGCGGAAAATCCCCCTGTCCAAGATCACCAGCGTGAAGTTCAGCGCGCCTGTGGGAGGCCGCGGCATGATCGAGTTCGTGGCCGCAGGTACCGACGGCGTGGTGCGCTTCCCATTCTGGAGGGCGCGTCAGTTCGTGGCCCTGCACGATGCCGTGGGAGCTGCGCTGTGACCGCCACCCGCGACGAGATCCTGGAAGTCGCCGTCCCGCTGATCGAGGGCGGCCATCCGCCCGGCCAGGTGCGGGCGCGCGTGTTCTGCACCACCGGCACGCTGGTCGGCCCAGGTGGCCACAGCGACCCCTGCCAGCCACCGGTCTGCCCCATCTGCGGCGCCTGCGGGCCCGTTGGCGGTCATGGCTGGATGTGCCCCTACGGAGCCGCTGGGATGGCTGAAGCTGCCGCGGCGCAGGACGGGGAGGCGCCATGATGGCCTACGGCGACATCGAGCTGGCCAGCGAGGGCTGGGACGAGTCCTGGCGCAGGCGCCTCACCGACGCGATCGAGCGGGCAAGCTGGCCGGGCAGCGCCAGCGCGGTGCCCATCCGCCGGAACGGCCTGAAGATCGCCTACATCGTGGGCGCAGGGCACCTGGAAGAGCTGGAACGCAAGGCGGGGGTGAGAACGTGAGGCTGCCCTGGTGGCTGAACCCGTGGCGCGAGGTGCGCAGATACCGGGTGGCGGCTGACTTCGCAGGCCAGCAGGCTCGTGAGATGCTGATCAGCCTGTCTGAGCGCAACACTGGGATCATCAGGCTGAACCGCGAGATCGCCAGCCTGCGCGGCCAGCTGGCTGCCGCGGTCACCGACGCGCGCACCAGCGGGGCTGCGCTCTCGACCGCGCCCGAGTTCATCATGGCCGGGATCCCGCGCGGGCCCGGGATGGGCAAGCGGATCCAGGTGAGCCGCGAGGTTGAGGTGACCGCGTTCGCCATGACCGAGATGGGCCAGGGCGAGCCCCGGTTCAAGATCGGCGCCATCATGGCCAGGCTGCTGGTCATCGACAAGCCGACCTACGCTGAGTGCCTGGCCTACCTGGCCATGATCTGGGAGAACCAGGACCGCGAGGCCGTGGTGGCGCTGGAGACCGGCCAGGCCGTGAGGCATGAGCCCGTCCCTGACCAGGGGATGTGGCAGCTCAATTCAGGGAGGGAACGATCATGAGGAAGACCATCCGTTCCATCGCTGCATCAGCAGCTGCAGGCACCATCATCGCCGCGGGCACCGTGCTGGCGCTGGCTCTGCCGGCGTCGGCGAACCACAGCCAGGGCTTCACCAGCGGCACCCAGCACATCACGCTGCAGATCAGCTGCTCCGCGAGTGAGACGATCGTCAGCAAGATCTCCGGCGCGAACGTCGGCTACGCGGCCCGTTCCTACGGCGGACGCCCTGGTCACTGGTTGCAGGGGAGCACGGTGTTCTCGGGCAACTCGTACGCGATCATCGCGCAGCGCACCAACAGCGGCGTCCACGTGTTCGGCACCAACTACGTGACCGGCTGCTGATGCGCAAGATCATCTGTGACCGCTGCAGCCGGGAATGCAACGGCACCCATGGCCAGCTCCACCTGAGCCGTACCCAGCGCGCCTCAACCACCGAGATCGTGGCCGACGATCAGTTCGATCCGCTGGACCTGTGCGACATCTGCACCGAGGTCGCCCGCACCACATTCGGCTTCAGGATCTCCCAGGGCTACGGGGAGCAGGGTATGGGCGGGCCTGCTGTGGCGATGGCCATGGAGGCCTGCCCACCTCCCGTGCCCGGCTGGGATGACAGGGTCCACGAGATCCGCGGCGAGGACGTCCCGGGATGACCACCCGCACCACCTCCTGGCTCGGCTGGACGAGCCCGCTGTGGCCGGTCTGGCTCTGGCATGCCCTGGCCGACGGCTCGCCGCTGTGCCGGTGCGCACACAGTGCTGAGTACCGGGCCGCGCGCAGGGATCTGCTCGGGTAGGTGATCTAGCGATCCGCGTATTGCGATCCGCAGACGTTTTGATAGCCTCGCGTTCGTGCCCGGCACAGTCCTGTTCACTGGCCCCATGCCACCTCGTGGCGACTTCTTCTGCTTCGCCTGCGCGGCGGTGTGGAAGCATGAGGCGCTGGCCAGGGTCGCTGACCAGGTAGCCGCGGCGGTCAAGGCCGGCGGCGAGACCACGATCGCCCTGGGCAAGGGGCTCACCCCGCCAGCTCTGGCGGTTGCCTATGGCCTGTTCGCGCCACTGATACAGCCGCCGCTCGGGAACGGGATGATGCCGTTCCCGGTGCCGCTGTGCTGGTCACACCTGCTGGGGCTGAACCTCACCGAGACGGCGATCATGCCGGCTCATCCGGGCATGATACCCACCGGCCCCGGCGGGGCGGTGATGCTCGACCGGCGGTAGCAGTGTGACAGGAGTGACGCATGTGGGTATGACCTGCAGCGTCACTGAGGCGGGGAACGGAAATGGTGATGACGATGATGGATCCCGGCGAGGTGCTGGCACGGGGCCTGGCGGCAGCTGAGAAGTGGGAGGGCGCCACGCGCGGCAGCCCCGAGGAGCTGGCCGCGGCCGAGGCGGCGACCGGCGCGCTGGTCCTGCTCAACAGCTACCTGGAGTCGGGCGCACCACTGCCGCTGGTGTGGGTGCCAGGCCAGGTGCGGTCCGGCATGGCGATCGGCGGCTGGTCGAGCGGTCCCGCGGTATGACCCCGCGGCCGGCGCGGCACGACCTGGCCCGGCTCGGGATGCAGATGGCCAGCGCGGACTCGACCACGCTGTGGCCGACCGCAGACACGGTGCTGAAGTACGCCCACGCTGCCCTCGCCGAGTCCGAGATGGTGATCGCCCAGCTGCAGGCCGAGCTGGACCGCTACCAGGGCCGCCAGGTGATCCACTGTGTCGAGGCGGCGATGGATGCCGCGGCGCTCGACTCCCTCGATGCCACCGACGGCACGATCCTGCGCGCTACCGACACCGGCCGGGAGCTGCTGATGCACGCTGGCACCTGGGCCGAGCGGTGACCTGGGGAAACGATAGGGCCGGGGAGCCCGCTGAATGGCGCCCCGGCCCCGTGCCCGGCTGCGAACCACGCCGACCACCTGCGCATCCCTGGGGGGTGCTGTTATGGTCGGCTGGAATCTGGACGTGAGCAGACGCCAGCTTCCTGCCAGTCGCATGGGTGTCTGATCGCGCGATACAGCCGATCGAAGGATACCCGTGGGACGCCATCTCAGGCCGGTTTCCGCCGCATTGCTGGGCCTGTTTTTCCTGGGTCTAGCCCTGGCCGTGACCCCCGTGCCAGCGCCAGCTGCGCACAAGCCCCAGCTGCACCTTGTCACCACAGTTGACCTGCGCCCGCTCAACACGGCGCGGGCCCGGATCACGGCCGGCGGGATGCCTGCCGTCTACCGGGTCCACTACGGTGACACGCTGTGGTCCATCGCCCGGCGGTTCTACGGCTCCGGCCGGCTGTGGCCCGCGCTGTGGTGGGTGAACCGGCACCAGGTCCGCAACCCAGCCGCGCTGCTGACAGGGACCGAGCTGGAGCTGTCAGCCTGGCATCCGCATTCAGCCGCTCTTACCCGCAGGGCGGTCGCAGCGATCCCGGCGCCGCCCCCGCCCCCACCGCCAGCTCCAGTTGTGCCTGCTGCCCCGGGTTACAGCCAGCAGGCGGCTGCAGCTGCATCCCCGGCCCCCGCTGTGAGCTACAGCGGCGCATCGGGAAGCTTTCAGGCCTGTGTGATCGCCCGCGAATCCGGCGGCAACCCGGGCGCTGTCAATCCCAGCTCGGGCGCGGGCGGCCTGTACCAGTTCCTGCCCAGCACCTGGGCGGCCCTAGGCCATTCCGGGCTGCCGCAGAACGCCTCGGTGGCCGAGCAGAACCAGGCCTTCCAGCAGGCCTACGCGCAGTCGGGCGGCGCCGCATGGTCGCCCTACGACGGTTGCTGACCGGCGATGAGGCGCATAGCGTGGGTAGTTGCCCGGCTGCTTGGAGTGGCCTCAGCAGCTGGTGTGCTGGCCGCGGCCCTGTCGCTGGGGGCAGCCCCCGTCCCCGGTGCCGCGGCCAGCTCCACACCAGCCCGCATCATCGCGCTCCGCTGGGCTGAGTCCCAGGCCGGCCATCCCTACGTGTTCGGCGGGACCGGGCCCGGCTTCGACTGCAGCGGCCTGGTCATGACCGCCTACCGCCATGCCGGGATCTCGCTGCCCAGGACTACTTTCGCCATGTGGGGCAGTACCCACCTGCGGCGGGTGGCTGCCAGCCAGCGCGAGCGCGGCGACATCGCCTTCTACGGGCTGGGCCATGTAGAGCTGGTCACGGCCAGAGGCACCTTCGGCGCGCTCGAACCGGGCACGGTGCTCGGCTGGCACCACCCGTCAGCCTGGTGGCATCCGACCGCCTATTTCCGGGTGGTCTGATGGACGTGATCATCTGGACGTTCATGGTCATCCTGATCACTGGGATCGCCGGGATCGCCGGGTGGGCACTCGCCGACGCGGCTGCCGGGCGCGTGATCGAAGCCGAGCTGAACCTCTACTGGCAGAGCGCTGACCGCAGCGTCACCTCAGCACTTCGCCGGGAACTCTACGAACGCGCTGGTCTCACCCCTATGATGTCTTCACTTCAGCCCCGCAGCAGTGGAGACGATCATGGCCTTCGAGATCTACCAGGGCGGGCGGCTGCCGCCGCACCCGCTGTTCGCCAGGCCCCGCCTGTGGATTGACGACTTCCTCACCCCGGTAGAGCTGCACCCGGCGGTCGCCGACCCCAGCTCACGCACCGAGATCGACTACTTCAGCAAGGCCGGCCCCTTCCCGATGGACCTGAACGGCCCCGATCCCAGCAACCCAGCGGGGCTGGAGCAGGGCTGCGGTGACTGCGGCATCGCGGGCATGGACCACATCCAGATGGCCTGGAACGCCTACGCCCACGGCAAGGGCACCAGCTGGGGCAACGACCAGGTGCTCAGCCTGTATGAGTACCTGTCCGGCTACAGGCGCGGCGACCCTGCCACCGACGTGGGCACCGTGCTGCAGGACAACCTGCAGTTCTGGCGCACCCACGGCATCGGCACGTCGAAGATCCTGTTCTACGGCGCGCTGCGGCCGGGGAGCTGGCTGCGGCCGGAGCGGATCAAGGCGCTGCAGGCGTTCGGCGGGATCTACCTCGGGCTCAGCCTGCCCGTCTCTGCCGAGCAGGCGTTCCCCGGTGACTGGGTGTACGTGCCGCGGTCCCCGCTGGCCGGAGGCCACTGCATGGTCCAGCTCGGTGAGCTGCTGGGCTGGCATGAGGCGCGGCTGGCTGGCTGGGGCGCGGTGGTCAAGGCGAGCACCGGTTTCCTGCAGCACACCATCGAGGAGGCCTGGGTGATCGCCGCCCCCGACTTCATCGAGGTCAACGGCAGGAACCCGTCCGGGCTCGACATCGCGGGCATCCAGGCCGCGATGAAGGAACTGACCGGCGAGCTGAACCCCCTCGGGCTCAAAACCATCCTGTAACTTTGGTCCCATCAGCACCTGACTGCAGGGAGCCTGGCATGACCGAGCAACCCCAGACCGTGGATGAGCTGGAAGCCGCCCTCGCAGCAGCCAAGGCCAAGGCCGCGGAAGAGCCCGGGCCCGGGCCCGACCCGATCCCTGTGGCCGAGCAGCGGGCAGCTGGCGTGCCGCCGGAAGAGACCGTGACGATCGCCGAGCAGAAGGCGGGTGCCGACCCGCCCGCGGCGGTGCTGCCCGACCCGCCGGAAGAGCAGATCTCGGTGGGCATGCGTGAGGGTGGCGGCACCAGCAACGAGTCCCCGGCGCTGCCCGCGAACGCGGTGACCGGCGCCGCCCGCGCGCATGCTCTGCTCAGCCATGCACAGGATGCGCTGGCAGCTGGTGATCATGGCCGGCTGGCGGCGCTGATCCAGATGGTGAAGGACGAGCTGGACCGCTACCTGCCGGACCAGGTGAAGGCCGCTGGCATTCCCGAGGCCCGGCAGATGGTGGCGGAACAGCTGTAGATCCGCGGCCCGTCCCGCGAACCTGATTGCCGCGGGGTAGAGGGAACCGGGGCGGGCCCGGGCTGAAGGGCGGGGAGATGGACGTGCTGCGTCCAGGCGAAGGGCCGCTGCTGTGCGGGCAGCCGGCTGGTGAGGACGGCAGGCCCTGCGCGCATCACGAGGTCGAGGGCATGGGCGCCTGCGTCTACCACATGCCCGACGACATGCTGGACGAGGCCGAGGCGATCACCAACTGGCGGCGCTGCCGGCACAAGTTCGGCGAGGCTGACCCCTGCCACGACAACGCGGTCAAGGGCACCGAGCCGGCCCGCTGCCGCAAGCACGGCGCCGCGCGGGGCTCAATCCCGGCCAAGCAGGCCGCCAACCGGGTCGTGTCCGGGCAGATCGCCGACCGGCTGGTGGTGATCCTCGCCGAGCACGGTGAGAAGCTGATGAAGCCGGACCCGATCGGCAACCCGCTCACCGAGCTGCTGGACCTGGCCGCCGAGGTGAAGGCGTTCAAGGAGATCATGCGCTCGATCACCGCCTACCTGGTGCAGCGGGCCGACATGCGCTACGGCACCCGGATGGGCGAGCAGCTGCGGGCCGAGGTGGTGCTGTACGAGCGGGCCCAGGAGCGGCTGGGCAAGCTGCTGATGGACATCTCCCGGCTCGGCATCGACGCCCGGCTGCTGCAGCTCGAAGAGCAGCAGCAGGGCATGATCGAGCGGGCCCTCAACGCTGCGCTCACCGCATCCGGGCTCGGCCTGGTCGAGCAGCAGGAGGCCCGGACCGTGCTGCGCAGGGAGCTGACCAGGGTCGCCAGCTGATGGGCTTCGCCGACGTCCTGGGGCGGGTGGCTGAGGGCTACGGCAAGGGGCCGACTGACCCGCGCCTGATGTGGCGGATGAAGCTGGCCCGCGAGGACCAGGTGCTGCCCGAGGGCGACTGGCGGGTGTGTTTCTTCCGGGGCGGGCGCGGCTCCGGCAAGACCCGGGCCGGGGCGCAGGGGCTGGCCGAGTGGATCCTGTCCGACGCCGATGGTGAAGGTGAGTACGGGGTGATCGCCCCCACCTACGCCGACGCCTGGACCAAGTGCATCGAGGGCGAGAGCGGGCTGCTGCGGGCGCTCGGCACCTCGATGGCCGAGGTGAAAGACCACCGCTCGAAGACGGTCCGCAACGCCTGGCGCACCTACGGCCAGGTGGTACTGCACAACGGGATCGTGGTCTATGCCGACTCGGCGGCCGAGGGCGGGCTGCGTATCCAGGGCCGGAACCTGAAGGGCGCCTGGTGCGACGAAGTGGGCCTCTGGGAGAAGTGGGAGACCGCCTGGAACGAGAGCTTGCGCTATGCCGTCCGCATGGGCGTGTCCAAGATCATCGCCACCGGCACGCCCAAGGCGAGCCGCCCGGCCCGCCGGCTGGTGCGGGCCCTGCTGCGCAACGACCCCAGCGAGGGCGGGGTCATCACCCGGCGGCTGCGCACCATCGACAACGCCGACAACCTGTCCGACGGCTTCCTGCGCGCGGTCATCGGCGCATCCCAGGGCACCCGGCTGGAACGCCAGGAGCTGGAAGGCGAGCTGCTGGATGACGTCGCCAACGCGCTGTGGACCAGAGACCTGCTGGACGAGGTGCGGTGCGGTGGGGTCGGCAGTGCCGACGGGCCCGAGTACCTGCGCGAGATCACGATCGGGGTGGACCCCTCAGACGGCAGCGAGACCAGCGACGAGCAGGCCTACACCGTGGTCGGCCCGGGCCCGGTTGAGGACGGGCACCTGTACGTGCTGGAGAACTGGGGCGGCCAGGAGGCGCCGGTCCCGTTCGCCCAGCGGGTGATCCGCCGCGCGATGTTCCTCGCCGCCGACTACGGCTGCCCAGCCATGCTGGTGATCGAGAAGAACCACGGCGGCGCCTGGCTGCAGGCCACCTTCGAGCAGGTGATGAAGCAGTCGAAGAGCCGGGTGCCATACCGGGTAATCCACGCCAGCCAGGCCAAGCGGGTCCGCGCCGAGCCGGTCAGCGCCCTGTACCAGCGGCACGGCGGGCTGGTCAGGCACTGCCACATCACCCGCAAAGACCCGCACGGCCACCCGGTGCCCGACACGCACATGCCCGAGCTGGAGGACCAGATGGCCACGTTCACCGGGGCCCAGGGCGAGCGCTCGCCTGACCGGCTGGACAGCCTTGTCTGGGCCCTGACGCCGTACCTGCGCAAGAACCTCGGCCCGCCCGGCAAGTCGGGCCCGCGGCCCTGGGCGGCGCAGGCCGAGGTGGACGAGATGGGGCCCACCGAATCAGAGCGGCTGAACAGGAGGCTGCGTGGTGCCCATGGGGAAGCCTATGCTTCGAGTGAGCAGTGGGAATTGGACAGCTTCGCCCCGGCAGCCGACGACGAAGATCGTGAGAAGACCGGCCCGCGGGGCAACGTGAGGCAGTGGAGGTGACCGGTGGCCAAGCCAGCAGCTGACCCGGCTGACAACCTGGTCCACTTCCCGGACCTGAAGAAGTCCACCCGCAACGAGCTGCTGGGCTCCGAGATGGGCACCCAGTTCGACATCGGCCAGCGGCTGTTCGCCTACTACGGCTCCGGCGATGTGTTCGACTACGGTGAGTGGAACAGCCGGGACATGAAGGCGATGTTCCGTCGCGACGGCAAGTGCAACGCGCTGGAGCTGGTGCTGACCCTGCCGGTCCGCGAAGCCGACTTCATGATCCAGCCTGGTAAGGGGGACAAGGGCGAGGCCGCACTGGTCACTTCAGTGCTGATGACCCCCGACACCGAGGGCGGCATGAAGACGCCCGTCCAGCAGCTGGTCGGCCAGATCACCTCGGCCCTGACGTTCCGGCGGGCGTTCTTCGAGAAGGTCTGGAAGATCCGCGAGACCGACGGCAAGGTGATCTACGACAAGGTGGCGTTCCGGCCGACGGCCACCTGCCAGGCGCGGTACAACGAGCGCACCGGGATCCCCGACGGCTTCCGCCAGCAGGTGTGGATGTTCGGCGCGGCCAACAAGGTGCAGCGCAGCCAGAAAGTGCCCGGGTATGTCGATATCCCCGAGATACGCAGCTACGTCTACACGCACCAGAAGCACCGGGAGCCGTTGACCGGCGCGAGCGAAATGGATATCGCCTACTGGTGCTATCAGACGAAAATGAAGCTGCTTTACCTGTGGTATTACTTCCTGGAGAACCAGGCAATGCAGCGCGTCATTGTCTACGGCAATGACCAGCCAGAGGCGAATCAGCGCGCCGACGACATCGCGGCACTGAAAGGCGCCGGGGTGGTGGGGCTCATCCACCCGGCCGCCGGGGAGAAGGCGTTCGAGCTGCTGTCGTCCGGCACCGACGCGGGCGCCCACTTCGAGGCCGCGCTGCAGTTCCTGGAGCAGTGGCAGGTCGGCAGCGTCCTGGCTGGGTTCATGGGGCTCACCGGGGGATCAACCGGCGGGCGGGGAAGCTATGCGCTCAGCCAGGACCAGTCCAGCTTCTACCTCAAATCCCGCCAGGCAGTGGCGAAGGAGATCGCCGAGTCGATCAGCTACGACCTGATCCGGCCGCTGGTGATGCTCAACTTCGGCACCGGGGCGTCCTACCCGACGTTCCGGTTCGGCCCGCTGCAGGATGAGCAGATCCAGGCGCTGCTGACCATGTTCCAGACGCTGGCCGCAGCCCCGGCGCTGCACATCCCGCTGCAGGTGCTCGACCTGATCACCGAGCGGATGGCGAGCATCCTGCAGCTGGACATCGACCAGGTGCATGCCGCGCTGTCGAGCACCGCCAACCAGCGGGCCGAGCAGCTGCAGGCCCAGGCACCGCCCGGCATGCCCAGCCAGGCAGCTGGCCAGCTGGGCGCGCTCGCCGGCACGGTGGGCGGTGCGACGAACATGCTGCACCAGGCGATAGCCAAGGGCCAGGCGCCGGCCGGGTTCCCGCCGAAACAGGGCGCTGGCCCACCGCAGCCACCGGCCAAGCCGCCGATGACCCCGCCACCGGGGAAGATGGCGTGACGTGCCCGAGCCTGAGCTGCACTCGGTCAGGCTGATCGGCATGTCGAGCGCGACCGTGGTGTGCGACGAGTGCGTCTACCACGCCGACACCTACAGCGCAGCCGAGCTGCCGGTGGTCCTCGGCAACGCGGCGATGCACGCGATGGCGCTCGGGCACGTGGTCCATGAGCACATCACCCGCGACATCACGGTGACCCCCGATCTGTGAGAGGACGATGATCATGAATAACTGGCTCGCCACCCACCGCAAGGCCATAGCGGGGGCAATTGCCACCGGTATCGGTGCTGGTGTCTCCGCGTTTATCGCGGGCGGCGACTGGAAGGCCGTCCTGATCGCCGTGGTCGCCGGGGCGCTCGGCGGCGGCGGCGTGGTCAGCTGGTCCCCGGCCAACAAGCCAGCTGCACCCAAGGCGGCATGACCACCCCGGCACAGACTCAGCAGCCCAGCCAGCCAACCGATCAGCAGCTGGGCTCGGCTGTCGCTGCCGCGCTGGTGACTGCGGGCACGGTGACAGCCGCGGTAGCCACCCTCGGCCCGCTGTTCGTGGGCATCGGGGTCGGCCGCAAGGCGCTCGGCGCCGCGCTCGACATCGTGATGAACTTCCCGCCGTCCCGGACCGGGTTCTACGGCCCGGCCACGCAGCAGATGGCCCGGCTCAACCTGATCCGGCGGGCCCAGTTCGTGGTCAACTCCAGCCGCCGGCTGGCTGCTGAGCAGAAGCGCGTGGGCTCCGGTGACAGCCCCACCGCGCTGCTCGATGCGATGACCCGGGAGCGGCGCTACTACGCGCAGCACATGCAGGCGATCTACCAGCGCGAGCTGGCCGCGGCCCGGGTGGACTCGGCGAGCATGCTGTACGGGCGGCTGCTCGGCTGGAACACCGTGGTGGACGGGCACACCACCCCCGACTGCCTGGCCGCCGACGGCCGGAACTTCTACGCCGACCGGATGCCGCGCATCGGCTACCCGGGCACTGTGCATGCCACCTGCCGCTGCTGGCCGGGCGCCCCGTTCCCCGGTGCGGGGATGGTCGGCGGCCGGACCCGGCTCGGTGAGCTGGGGTATGCGTTCGGCCGTCAGCCCGCCCACGCCTGAGACGGGTGTTACGGTTGGGCCGTGCTCTGGGACTCCACCAATACGGTCGCCAGCAACCTGGCAACCATCAAGCAGCAGCTGGCGGCGGTCCTGGCCAACCAGACGAAGATCAACAGCAGACTGGGAGTCATCATGAGCGAGGACGCAGCTGTCCAGGCCGCAGTAGCCCGCGAGGACGCCGACATCAGCGCGCTGGCCGCAGTCATGCAGTCGGTCTCGGCCACGGTGGCCACGCTGCTCGCCGAGGCCCAGGCCAGCAGCGGCAACGTGAGCCAGGCCACGCTGGACGCCCTCTCGGCCGAGCAGGGCAAGCTGGACGCCGCGGTCGCCGCTGCCCAGTCGCAGGCCGACGCCGAGGCCGCCGAGGTTCCCCCGGCACCGCCCGCGCCCTGACCTTTGGCCCGTAGGCTGTTGTAACACCCGTCACGGGAGTCACAATGGTCAGCATGCGCCAGACCGGGCCGATGAAGGCCGCGACCGCCGGCGGGATCCGCAGGACCGCCCAGCTGGTGGACCATCATCACCCGGAAACGGTGACCGGCGGCCACCTGCGGGACGCGGCCCGGATGCTGCAGGCCGGCCACACCGACGCGGCCAAGCGGCACCTGGACGCGGCGATGGAGGTGCTGACCCCGCGCAACCTGATCCGGCACGGGATCACTGACGACGAAGGCCACGCAACGGCCAAGCACCACATGCACCAGATCCACCGGATGAGGCTGCAGGTCCAGGACATCGAGGACGTGCGGGCCCGTAATGAGAATCTGCGGGAGAGAGCCCGGCAGACAGCAGCTGCCGGGCGAGACGGGACAGGGCGCGGGGTCAATGACACTGGGACGCGCCCTGTCCCGCCGCAGCTGCAGGTGGCCCGCACCTACTCCAGCTGGGCCGATGTTGACTCGGCGATAGAGCTGGCGTTCGGGTGGAAGACCGAGCCCCGGCTGCCAACCGGTGAGTGGGCCAGCGTCCACGGCGGGGCCAGTGCCCGGGCGCTACACGGCAAGATGGTCCACGGCCTGACCGGCAAAGGTGAGATCGTCACCGGGATCTACAACCACAACTCGGGCCAGGTCATCGCCCGGCACTCGGGTGCGATCCCGGTGGTGCGGATCAAGCCCGCAACGCACCCGGCGCCGGTCCCCCACCAGCCGTACAGCCGGTCCCCGTTCAAGGCCTACAGCAGCCTGGCCAACGAGCTGGAGCTGGCGTTCCCGGCGATGGCGTGGGAGCACGAGACCCGCGACCCGCACACCGGCAAGTGGTCAGCGGGCCCGGCCACTCTGGAGAACATCCGCACGCACCTGGAGAACGCGCACGGGTTCGGGCACTCGTTCCCCGACCAGTCCAACGAGCATCTGCTGGCCCGCCACGCCCAGCTGCACCGGCAGATGCCGTTCGCCCAGAACCACCACCACATCGTGTCCGGCGGCGGGGCGGACAGCGCCTACGGCCGGATGCGGGCGGCCCGCGACGTCCAGGCCGCGCTCAGCGCCCCGGCGTTCACCCCGGGCCAGCGGGGGCGGATGGGGCTCACCGGGCCGGAGCGCATCGCCCGCGGCCGGGTGAAGGGGGCCCCGCATTCCATGGGCTACAGCAGCTGGGAAGAGGTCAGCCAGGCGGTCGAGCTGTCCGCCCGGACAGGAATGCTCGCGGTCACCCCGGCACCGCGTGGCCGGCCCGGCGGCCCGGGGCTGTACCACCAGAAGGGGCTCGGGCACACGTCCTACTTCCAGCAGGTGGTCAAGGCGCTGATCGAGAAGCGTGGCATGGCGCCGGACAAGGCCTACGCGGTTGCCTACGGTGCGCTGCGCAAGTGGCGCCGCGGCGGCGGCGGCGTCCACCCCGAGGTCCAGGCTGCTGCTGGCGGGGCGCTGGCCGGTGAGGCAGCCAAGGCGGCGTCAGCCCACGCGCACACCGCGGACCCGGCAGCTGCGGTGATCGAGCTGTTCAACCCCTACCACGCGCCGACCGGCAAGTTCACCACAGCCAGCGGTGCCGGGCAGGCGCAGGGCAAGCAGCCGGGCGCGGGCAAGGGGATGGCCGGCAAGACGGCGGGCAGCAGGGCCCGGCTGGTGCAGCGGGCCAAGCTGCAGAAGAGGGCCCACGCCATCCACGCCCAGATTCTGGCGCTGCTGGCCATGCTGCCCCAGCACCACGCGGCCAGTCACAAGTCGGTCACACCCCGCAAGAAGGGTGCTACGGCGGCGTCGGCCAAGGCAGCGGCAGCGCGCAAGGCAGCGTCCAGTAAGGCTAAACGAGCGTCCAGTACCACTGCACACAAGATGAGCCCGGCCACCATCCACGCCAAGATCAACGCGCTGCGGGCCGAGCTGGCGGCGATCAGGGCCCAGATCAAGGCACTATGACCAGCCTGGCCGAGCAGCTGGCCGTGGTCGAGCTGGCGTCCGGTGGTGCCTGGCTGCATGAGCTGCGGGGGCCCGGCGGCGAGTGGGTCCACAGTCCCACCGACAAGGTGGGCACCGGCATCCACCGGTACGCGGTCCCACCACCTGAGCGGCTGTTCAACCCGAAAGCCGACTACCCCAACCCGGCCGACCACCCGTTCTTCCAGAAGCACCCGGTCAGCCCGAAGAACATCATCGACGCCTACGATGCGATCCCCGAGCCTGCCCGCAACCAGGCCCGGCGCTGGTATGCCGACGCCCACCTGCTGGCTAAGGCGCTCTCCAACGGCAACGCGGAAGAGGGCGCGATCCTGCTGGCCAACTACAGCCCGCAGGCGGCGTGGCCGCTGAATATGTTCAACGCGGCCCGTGCCGCCCACGACCGCAAGCCGGTGGCCAAAGGTGACGGGCTGATCAGCCAAGACCAGGTGAACAAGGCCCAGCGCGCCCTGGACGGGGAGCACATCGACCAGGTGCTGGTCAGCCCGAAGACCCGCAGCTTCGCACACCTGATCGCGCTCGGCGATGACGCCCCCGACGATCCCTACGGGCACGTGGTGATCGACGCCCACGCGCTCAACGTGGCCGCGGGAGGCAACATCCGCGGCGCCACCTACAAGACCGACAAGGCCCGGCAGAAGCTGGGCCCGGAAGACACCCCGCCGATCGGCAGCGACGTGCGGGCGCACGAGTACGTCGGCGACCAGTACCGGCAGGCCGCTCACGAGATCAGCCTGCGCGAAGGCAAGCTGATGAAGCCGCACGAGTTGCAGGCGATCACCTGGGTGGCGCAGGTGATGGCCAACCAGGCGCTCGACCAGGCCCAGTCGGCGACCGTCGGCCACGCCAAGGGACGGCTGGCTGCGGAGGCGAAGGACTGGCGGCTGTGGCTCGCCTACGCCGCCGAGCACCACATCCCGCTGCAGCAGGGCGTCAGCGCGCTGGCCGCCCAGATCGCCGAGCTGCTGTCCGAGGGCTCCCTGGCCGGTCAGATCGAGCTGGCCGCGGAAGACTCGCTGGCCCGGCAGCTGGCGGGTACCCTGTCCCCATAGGCACAGGGAGATGGCAATGGCCGGAATGATGCCCACCGGGCTCGGTGATGACGCGCTAGACCTCGCCTGTCCGCACTGCGGCTGCCCGGTCGACGGCCTGGCCGTGGAGCTGGCCGGCTGGCATGACGCCTGGCGGCATGAGCTGCGCGGCCCGCACGGTGAATGGGTGCGGTCGGCCAGCGCCCAGGTGATCCCCGGCGCCGGGTACAGCAAGCGGCAGCTGGAAGCCAAGCTGGCCCAGATGATCAGCCGGGCTCACGGCCCGGACCGGATCGTGCATCTGGTCAACGCCGGATCGGCGCTGCACGTTGACGACTGGCTGGCCGCAGGCAGCCACCTGTTCAAGGCGGCTGACGCGGCCGATGCGGAGATGAAGCCGGGCAGCCGGAGTCAGGCGGCTAAGAGCTACCGGGCACTGGCCGAGGCGATCGAGGAGCACTACACCGAGAAGACCTCGCTCGGCGACAGGATGGCATCAGCCAACAGGCCAGCTGCGCAGGAGGCACCGCACTGGCTCGGAGGTGGTGCCGAGGGGTGGAACGGCCGGGACGTCAGGATCTTCGACCAGAACACCGACCCGTCGGTGGCGGCCTCGATGGGCTGGGGCGGCGAGTTCGCCATGTCCGATGACACGGCCAAGGTGGTGCGCGGCGTCCTGGACGCCACCGGCCCGTCCGAGCCCACCCCCGAGCTGGCTGTCTCCGCGCACGAGCTGATCCACGGGGTCCAGGTGCCGCTGGTCACCGCACGCTCGAAGTCCGGCCGCACCGAGCGCGACGACGAAATCCTGGACGTCATGGACCGGCTCAGCCTGGGCGGCTCGATGTCTGACCTGATGAGCGCCCGGTACACGCTCGACCGGCTCAACATCTACCGGAACCCGCATGATGCCGAGATCACCGAGGCCGAGCTGGACGATTTGGCCAGGCGCGGCTTTGTGATCAAGCTGACCCCGGACCAGACCTACAACGGCAAGGCCGCCTACGGTCTCACTCAGCTGGCGTATGCGACCCGGGCCAGTGGCGCCACCGACACCAGCCAGCACCAGAAGGCGTACCAGCGCTACCGGGTCAGCCGGGCCGAGGAAGGCTTCACCGAGCTGGGCACCAACTACCACATGCCGCAGTGGATGGATGCCGCCGGCATCTCCGGCAAGCCGACCACGACGATGGACGTGGTGAACCCGCAGGCGTTCGCCGCCAAGTTCAGCAAGCAGGCCCTGTACGACAACCAGCAGACCCTCCAGGATCTGGAGCGGGAGGCCGGCAACGTGCCGGGCGGCCCAGGCACGATGACCGCCTACACCGCGCTGAGCAATGCCAAATGGGCCATGTTCGCACCTGGCTCGCCGGACACCGAGGTGATAGCCACCAGCCTCGCCACGGCGGCGGCGGCCCTCCAGCCCAGCTACCCGGCGCTCAGCGCGAGGATCTACGGCTACATGCACACCCTCAACGTGGACCCGGCCGACGTCCGCAACCTGACAATGCGCGAGTACGCCGAGCAGATCGCCAGCCACCCGGCCCGGATCTCCAGCGGTGGCTGGGGCCACTACAAGTGGGAGACCAACGCGGCGCAGGCCTGGGTGAACGGCGTGGCCCGCTTCGAGGGCCTGGACCCCGACTACCCCGGCGGCCCCGGCGTGGCCCGCGCGGTCGAGCTGTCCGACGAGGTGAACCGCGAGGGCGCGGCCGGCAAGTTCCCGGCCATGGCCCGCCAGATCATGCGGGCGATGGGCGTGCCCGCTGACGCCCAGATCACCGCTACTGGGCCTCTCGTGGAGAGACTGGCCAAGGCTATCGAAAATGACTGGCCGGTGGATGCAACTGAGAGCCCGCAGGCGGTCATGATCGCCGCACAGGAGCTGATCAACCAGTGGAAGGAGCAGTCATGACGACACCCAAGGGACAGCAGGCCGCACAGATCGTGCGCTGGGTGTTCGATGACCCGGACAAGCGGGCCCAGCAGGGCAAGGGACAGCTGAACGAGCTGGCCCGCGATGCCACCGGCCAGGAGCTGCGCGAGATTCAGGACGCCGGGCTCAGTGTCTCCCGCCTGCTCTGACCCGTCGGAGACCTGGGTCCAGCTGGAGCGGGACTGGTGGCGCAAGGCCCGCCAGGACGTCCAGCCCGGCTGTATCGGCTGGGTGCCCTATCCCTACGCCAGGTTCCTGACCCTGCTGCACCTGGCGATGCGCTACAGCAAGGGCCCCTACCTGGAGCTGGGTGCCGGGATCGGCACCAAGTGCCTGGCCGCCGAGGTGATGGGGCTCGAAGCCAGGGGCATCGAGAACTGCGCTGACTACCTGGCCGAGGCCAAGCGACTGGGGGCACCGGTCGAGCTGGGCGATGTCCGCGAGACCGACGTGTCCGGCGCCGGGATCGTGTTCCTCAACCACCCGCTGTCTGATGCCCAGGCCGAGATAGACCTGGAGCTGCGGGTGCAGGCTCAGCTGGCGCCGGGTGCGGTGCTGATCACCGTCAACAGCCTGGCCGCCCCGGTCCGCGGCGCGCACTGGGTGGTGATCGCCCGGCCGATGCACTACGACCTGGTGGTCATGAAGTTCGATGGCCGGTAAACCTCACCTGCCGGCTGGGCGTCTGTCATGCTGTCGGGGCAAAAGCATCTGTCTGTTACGGGAAAGGGCTGCTCGATGAAGAGGATCAGGATCATGACACTGGTGCCGCTCGCGGCATCGCTGGCCACAGCTGGCCTGATGGCGTTCGCTATTCCAGCGGGGGCCGTCACCAATGCCTGCGCGAGCGGCGACGGCGGCTTCTGCGGTGGGCAGTCCACCGTCCAGGCCGCACCGGCCGCGCTCGCCGTCGGGGCCCCGGCCGCCCAGGTGAAGGCGGGCACCCCGCTGGTCGCGGTCACGCCCGCCGTGTCACTGCGCCAGGACTTCGACCAGCGCAACCCGGTCAACCCCGTCAACAACGACAAGATCTTCAAGTGGGCGCCGCGCGGCGTGCTCTCGAACCTGTGCGTGACCGAGACCGGCGGTACCAAGTCACAGCTCACCCTGCAGCGCTGCGTCGGCAGCCAGAACCAGCGCTGGACCCCGGCCGCCCAGGCCAGTGGTTTCAACTGGGTGAACGACGCGACCGGCCTGGCGATGACCAACGCCAGCGGCATGGTGCAGGCCCGCAGTGTCGGCACGGGCACGGCGCTGAACAAGCGCTGGACGTTCACCAGCTGAGCCCCGCTTAGAGACCGGCCCCCGCTCCTGGACCCGGACCGGGGGCCGCTCCATGTCACGAATCGCTTCCTTGATCTCGCACCACAGCCGTCCCGCATGTAACATCAGCCCCAACAGAGCCGGTTCCCCGCCCGGTGTCAGCCTCCTGGACGCAGGGGCGGGGCATTGCCATCCGAACAGATCGACCTAGCCGGTAAGCCATACCGCTACCGGCACGGCTGGATCCTGCTCAACCCAGGCATCGGAACCGGCCGCATGCACATGCGCGGCCTGGAGAACGCCGCGGAGAAGGCGGCCGGGGTAACCAAGCCGCCGCTGCGCCCGCCGTCGGCGAAGATGAAGTCTCTCGGCAAGGCCCGGTTCCGCAGTGCCGCCGAGATGGACAACGCCCAGGCAGTCCGCGGGCGCCAGCACATGCGGGGCCTGGAGAACACCGAGATCGCCAACCTGCACGCGATCAGCCAGGCATCGCGGACGCGCACCAACCGGCTGGTCACCAAAGGGTTCGGGGACGCCAACGCCCGGCACTCGGGCAACATCGGCCAGGTCGCCGACAAGGTGACCGCATCCCTGCGTGGCAAGAGGGCGTCCGACTACCAGCACCTGACCGCCGCGAAGCTGCACACAGCCGCAGCCAGGTACCAGGCGCGGACCCCGGCAGAGAAGACCCACCACCTGCAGATGGCCGCGATGCACCGCGGCATCGCCGCCCGCACCCCCGGCCGGGGCACCCGCAGCAGGCCAGCCCGCAGCAAGCCAGCGCCTGGCACCACCAAGGGCACCTCAATCCCCGGCGGCGTGGGCCGGGACAGCGCGGGCAGGCAGGTCGGATCCCGCAACGGCGTGACCCAGCGCACGATGCCCAGCTTCACTCAGCCGAGCCCAGCACCCGCCAAGCCGGGTGGCAAGGCACCGACCGGCAAGGCGTCGGAGACCGCAGCTGGGCGCCGGGCGGCACTGAAGTCCGGCCACGCTCTGCCCCCGGCCCGCCCCGGCGGCCCGCCCGGGTTCCCCGTCACCGACGCGAAGCACTGGCAGAAAGCCTTTGAGGCGGTCGGCCGCGCCGGCAGCCCGGCCCGGCGTGCGGCGCTCAAGGCCCTGCTGCTCAAAACGGCCAGCGAGTTCGGCAAGACCAGCAAGATCAAGGGCTCGTGGCTGGCGGCCTCCAACACCGGACCGGCACTGGAGTTCGCCAGCTGGGAGCACGAGCTGCGCGGCAAGGGCGGCAAGTGGGCGTCCACCGTCGGCGGCAGGGGACTCCCCGACGACAAGCCGCCAGCCCACTCGATGACGGTTGACCAGCTCCGGTCACACCTAGAGAACTACCACAGTGGTGCTCCCTCACCACCTGCACTCCGGGGCACTTCACGCACTGCCCGCGGGAAGGCGGCGCTCGTTACCCAGCACGAGCGTATGCACGCGATGCTGGCCGCACCGCGCGGCCAGGGCAACCAGCTTGTTGAGCCCGGCATTGGCCATTCTCACGGCATGAATCTCAGCAACGCGATGGAGTTCGCCATGCCCACCATCCAGCCCGTCAGCTCGCCCGGCGACATCATCGTGTCCCGCGGCGAGGACGGCAACGTGATCATCCGGCACCGCAACGGCGGCGCCGAGATCGGCACCATGACCCGCACCGAGCAGGGCGGCTGGGTCGCCACCGTCGGTGGCCGGGCCCTGGCCCCCCGCAACCACCAGCGCACCGCGCTCGCCGACATCATCGGCACCCACAACAAGGGCGCCCTGACCGACCGGCACCGCCCAGCGTCTGCCGGGGAGCCACTGCAGCCAGCCCCCCGGCAGACACAGCTCATGCAGCAGTTCGGAATCCCGGCTGTCCGGGCCCTCGCCACGCCCACGATGGGCTCCAGTGACGGCCCCCGCGCGACCAGCAACGGCTCTGACAGCGATGACAAGGGCAGCAACGGCCTCGGCCCCAAGGGCCAGGCGATCTACAAGAAGCTGAAGGCCCGCGGCTTCCCCGATGCCCGCGCGATGGCGTTCGCCAAGCGCGCCGAGAACATGGGCGGCGGCAAGTAGATGACCGCCGCGGCAGCGATCCTCACCCCCTACAGCACGGCAGCTGCCGAGCTGTCCAACAAGCGGTGGTGGAAGCGGCTGCTGCCGGTCGGCGAGATCGACTACAAGGGCCGCAAGCTCTCGTTCACCCCCGACTACCTGCAGGGGCTGGTCAGCGCTTTCAATGAAAGCGCCTACGACCAGGTGCCCCTGCAGCTGGCCGATGCCGACAACCGGCACACCAACGCCGTGGAACGGTTCGGCGGCCAGATCGCGGCGATGGAGCTGCGGGGCGACGGCCTGTACGTCGGGGTGGACCCGACCGAGCGCGGCGAGGCCGTGCTCGCCGAGAACCCCAAGCTCGGTGTCTCGGCCCGGATCGTGGAGGGCTACTCACGCTCCGACGGCAAGTTTTTCCCCAAGGCCATTCAGCATGTGCTCGCCACGCTCGACCCCCGGATCCCCGGGCTCGGCGGCTGGCAGGCGATCGAAGCATCCAACGTCGCTGACGTCACCTACGACCTCAGCAGCGGCTCATACACCGGAGAGGACAGCGAGATGCCCGAGCTGAACGACGAGCAGAAGGCCCGGCTGGCAGCCCTGCTGGACCTCGACCCCGCCAAGCTGGCCGCGCTGGTGGCCCAGCTGCCCGGCGAGCTGACCCCGGAAACGGTCGGCCAGCTGAACGGAGACCAGCCCGCCGACGAGCTGACCGACGAAGAGCTGGACGAACTGGTCGAGCAGGCGCTGGCCCTCGACGCGGCCGGCCTGCTCGAAGACGGCGAGCTGGAGGATCAGCGCGAGCCGGTCGCGGCTGGGCTCGCAGTCGAAGACCAGATGGCGATCGAGCTGGCCCAGGCGACCAGTGACGAGAACGCCCGCCAGCTGAAGATCATCAGTGACCAGCTGGACGCCGAGCGCTGGCAGGGCGAGCGGCGCAAGCTGGTCGCCGGGGGCACCCCGCCGTTCATCGCCGACCTGGCCCAGCCGCTGCTCGAAGGCGCGGGCCACGTGGTGGACCTGTCCGGCGGCAAGACGGTGGACGCCGGCCAGATCGTCCGCAAGATCCTCACCGAGTACGCCAAGATCACCGAGCAGCTGGGCATCGGGGTCGAGCTGGGCACCCCGATGGACGGTGGCGATGACGGCGAGACCGCGGCAGCGGCCCGCAACGCCGTCGTGGACCGGGCCGCGGCCCAGATGTTCGGGATCCGGCGATGACCCGCGAGGTGCTGACCGCGGATGTCGTCATCGCGGCCACCGACTACCAGCACCCGGAGCGGCGGCTGAAGAAAGGCCAGACGGTCGAGCTGTCCGCGGCCGAGATCACCGCCATCGGTGCAGGCAGCCTCCGGGTCACCGCGCCCCGGGACCAGCTCGGCGAACACGTCGGCGTCAGCAACTCATCCTGAGAGGGGAATCCGGCTATGAGCGCCGTGCTTCCGCACTACAAGCAGGGCCCCGCCAACATGCAGGTGAGCGCCCTCATCTTCGGCGGGCAGCTGGTGGAGAACACCACGTTCACCGCCGGGACCACCGACCTGACGGTCAAGCCAGCTGGCGCGGCCAGCGTCCACTGCCTCGGCGTGGCGGGCAACGACGCCAACGTCATCGCGGCCCAGGTAGGGGCGCCCAACACCTACGGGCAGCCGCTCATCGACATCTCGGTCCTGACCGACTACGTGAGCGTCTACTACGGCGGGGTGGACATCTTCGTCTGGTACTCCGCTGCCTGCACCCAGGGCATCAAGCTGCTCTGCACTGCCAACGGCACGGTCGGACCGGCCGGAGCAGGACCAGCCGCTGACCAGGTGGTCGGCATCTGCACGGCCCCCGGTGGAGTCGCCGCCGGGCAGCTCACCCAGCAGATCGGCGGTACGGGTGCCGCCTCGTTCTACCTGGGCCGGGCCCGGATCTTCTGAAAGGGAGCTGAGTTATGCCGACCGCAGTCCGCGGGTACAGCGATGGCCCGAGAATCACCGTCGCTGAGCTGCTGAAGGATCCCCTGACGATCCCGCAGCTCATCCTCGACCTGACGCAGAACGAGTTCATCGTGGACTCGGTGCTGCGCAACGGCGGGGCAGCCACCTCCGGCGCGGTCCGCTACGCCGAGTCCACCCCGCTGTACGCCGACGACTTCCCCGAGATCCGGCCCGAGTTCGGCGAAGTGCCGATCGTGCCCACCTCGGTCGGCATCCCGCGGGTGGTCTTCACCCACGAGCGGGCCATGGCGATCATGGTCTCGGACGAGATGCGCCGCCGGCAGGCTGTCGATCCTGTAGCCAGACAGCTACAGCAAGTGAAAAACACGATGGTGTACAGCTGGAACACGGCTTTCTACAGTGCCGTGGTTGCCAACGCATCCATCCAGACACTTGCGGCAGCCAACACCTGGGCAAGCGCCAGCGCCACGATCCGGGCCGACCTGGCACAGGCGATGTTCCTGGTCGAGAACGCCAACATCGTGTCCCCGTCGGGTGTGACGCAGTGGCTTGGCTTCGAGGCCGACACGCTGATCATCAACCACGGCACCAAGAACACGCTGCTGCAGTCGAGCACGTTCGCGGCGCCGTACATCGGCGACATCGCCAGCGAGAACCTGCTCTACACCGGCACCCTGCCCCAGAAGATCATGGGGCTGGACGTGCTGGTCTCCCGGCAGGTGCCCGCGGGCAACGCGATCGTCATGCAGCGCAACCGGGCCGGCTTCTACGCCGATGAGCTGCCGTTCGTCGCTGGCCCTCTCTACCGTGACGAGCCCAGGAAGACCTGGCGCTCCGACACCCAGCGCGCGAGCGCCATCGGGCTCGACCAGCCGCTGGCCATCGTCCTGGTCTCGGGGATCTGATCGCCATGCCAGCACCGGCTGCAGCCCAGGCAAAGACCGGCGGCCCGCGCAAGAAGTACCAGGCGCTGACCAACCTGTCTATCCCCCAGCGCCACCCGGGCACTGAAGTGCTCACCGGCCAGAACGATCTGGTGGTGACCGGGGACACCGTGGAGCTGACCGATGAGGAGGCGCGGAACCTGATGGCCACCGGCCCACGCGCCGGGCGCCAGACCCCGGCGATCCGGCCCGCCGCCGAGGCCAAGGGTGAGCTGCCACGGATCCACCCGCGGCTGCTGTCCGGCAATCTGCGGGCGCCAGTCACCCCACCGCCGGACTCTGACCAGCCACGGCCCGACCCGCCGGGCAGCTCCAAGGTGCTGATCACCGAGCCGCCGGAGGCCACCGAGCCCCAGCCCGGCGGCGAGCAGCTGCCCGTCACCGGGGCGATCGACCTCCCGCCCAGAGTAGCGAGGTAACACATGGCTGGCGCTGGCGTCCCCACCTCGGTCAGGCTCACCTGCCCGCGGTGCAAGGCCCTCCGCTACTTCATCTCGGTGGACGGTGGGATCAGCCAGCGCTGCTCGGGGTGCGAGTGGTACTTCACGCTCGCCACCCAGGCGCCGACCGGGACCACCAACGCCTCCCGGGCGATCGGGGCCGCGACCATCCCGGTCGCCTCCGGCGGGGCCAGCTTCACCTCCGGCATGTTCATCCTGATCGACACCGGGGTCAACGCCGAGGTGGTGCAGGCGACGTCTACGGGATCGGCGACCTCGATCCCGGTCACCGCGTTCCTGAAGGGCCACAACAGCGCGGTGGCGATCGGCCAGCTGCTGGTCAGCCCGACCTACTCCGCGGTCGGCGAGGATGCTGTGCCAGCTGCCCCGGGCTGGGGGTTCTGATGGCCTTGTCCCGGTTCGTGCTCACTGCCACCGTCACGGTGCCCGCCGACGTGGCTGCCGCGATCGTGGCCGGGGAGCCGGGCACGGGCGGGGCGGCCGGGTTTGGCAACACGGCCGGCACCGACGCGGCGGGGCACTGGGGCACCACCGGCTGCACCTGGCAGGCGGGCACGGTGATCTACGCGGACAGCGGTGGCACAGGTGGCGCTGGTGCGCTGTACACCGCGATCGGCGCGGGCAACCTGCGCGCCTACGTGCAAGGGCAAGACGACGTGGGCCACGCGGCCCTGGCGAACTGAGGCGGCGGCAATGGCAGCCAACCCGAGGATGCTCAACACCACCGTCAACATCACCTGGGATGGCGTGCCCGTGCGGCTGACCCGAGGCACGATCATCGACATTCCGGCCGGCGGCCCGCTCGAAACGGCGATCGGCACCTCCAACCTCGTTTCCCTGTCCGGCCAGGACGTCGGCGGCGATCCAGCGGGTGGCCAGCCAGAGACAGAAGGAGTCAGCTGATGGCACTCACCGCGCCCGCGATCCCGGCCAGCACAGTAGCCCAGGTCAACAACACGGGCCAGAACGTCAACGTGGCCGTGACCGGCGGCACGATCACCGGCATCCTGGTCCTGCCCGCCCCGGCCCAGCCACTGGTCGCGCCCGCGGTCCCAGCCACCACGGTGCAGCAGGTTAACAACACCGGCTTGCCGGTAGCGGTCACAGTGACAGGTGGCACGGTGACAGTGATCGCTGTGAGTGGTGTCACCTCCGGCCTCACCGCCGGCACGGTGATCATCCCTGCGGGCGGCAACATCGCCATCACCTTCTCGGCTGCCCCGACCTGGACCTGGCAGCAGGCGGTCGGCGGGTTCCACGGCACCTCGATTCCCTCGCCCAGCTCGGTGGTCCTGCCCCCGGCTGGCAGCATCACCCTCGTCTACTCGGCCGCGCCCACCTGGGCGTGGACCAACCCCTGCGGGATCGGCTTCACGCCGTACGCGCCCGCGGAGAACCTTCTCAACGGCAGCCAGCTCCTGCAGCTGCCCTACGCGGCTCATGCGGAAGGAGGCCTGACCGGCCTCGCGGTGGCGGTCAGTAACTGAGCGATGGCGAGCCCTCTGTATGCAGCGATCCCCGACCTGCGGCTGGTGCTGGACAGCACCGACGCAGGCACGGGCACCGCTGCCCAGCTGAGTGACGCACAGCTGACGCTCGCGCTCGAAGCCGCCTCCACCCGCATCTCGGTCTACACCGGCACCGTCTGGGATAGCAGCACAGCTGCACTGGTGCCACCGGACCCGCTGAAGGATCTGTGCCTCGACCTCGCGGCGTGGTGGGCGAGCACGTACTACAGCAAGCAGAAGGACATGGGCCCCCAGCACCCGGTGGTGCTGCGGTATGCCGAGGCCAAGCTGGTCCTGGAAGACATCCGTGACGGCAAGATCACGGTCACTCCCACCGCTGGCGGGGCATCTGCCCGGATCATCAACCCGATCCCCCGCGTCTTCACCGGGGCCAACTCCAACACCTACATAGACGAGACCGCCACGCTGCAGGCCGACTCCCCGCCGGAGATGGGGCGCCGTGACCTGTTCGGCGACTTCGCCACTTCCGAGGCGCCATGAGCAGGTCAGCGACGATGACGCCTGCCACGCCTGACGTTGGTCCCGTGGGGCACCAGGTCCAGGTGCCACGGGCAAACGCACAGCGTCAGTTCACACAGATGGTCAGGCTCCAGCTCGGGCGGGATTGGGCAGATGAAGAACTCGAATGCCCAGCGGTGGGCCTGCACCACTCGGGGCCTGGCCTGCTCTCCCATGAAGAGCCGACCGTAGTCACAGACATCCTTGCCGATCGTCGGCCCTGTCCACATCCAGTGATCGTCTTCCTGGACGATATACCAGAAGAAACGATCTTCAGGGCTCATCCGCATCGGCGCCCGGTGTCCTCCGGGGTTGATCGCATGCGGTGTTCCGTACTTCTGCCACCGGCAGTAGTGCTTGCGGCAAAGCCGCCTCTTCTTCACCAGCACGGGCTGCTTGCACCCGTCAACGACGCAGGTGAGGGGAGGTGGTGCCAATGGTAGGGACGTTTGCTGGTCGGATCGAAGAATTGCGGTCACGGACTGGCTCCGGTGAGTGGCTTCGGGGTTCTGTGACGGTAGACCAAGTTTACGCGCACTACCAGTTACTCCAGCATGAGCGGCTGGACCTGCACCACCCCCGCGGTGGCCACGCCCGCTACCTCGCGGTGCCGCTGGAAACCCGGTTCCCGCTGTACCTGCGCTGGGTCGCGGGCGGCTTCCTCGATGACGGCGGCCGGGAAGGCATGATCCGGGCGATGGAAGACCTGTCCGATCAGGTCGAGTGGCACGCCCCGGTCGAGTTCTGGGATCTGCGCCGCTCCGGTCACCCGGAAGTGAAGCTGGGCGAGCACACCGTCTACGACCGGCCGCCTATCGTCCACCGGCTGAGCCCAGCCGAGCTGAAGGCCAAGTCGCGGATCCGCTACCTGACGCTGCCCGACCGGCTGAAAGGCTGGATCTGGTGGCACCTGCAGCACCACCACTATCCGCCACCGAGGCACCTGCGATGACCGCGCAGACGCAGGTGATCATCGACTGGATCAGCTCACTCGGCTGGGATGACCGGCAGGAGGTGGGCTACCCGGTGCTGGCCGGGCCCTACGTGCCACCGGCCCCGGACCGGGCCCTGGTCATCACGGGCGGGGGCGGCCCCGGCTACACCACCGAGGAACCGGCCACCGACGCCAGCAACTTCCAGGCCCGGCTGCGCGGTGCGCCCGATGACCCGCTGGGGGCTGAGTCGGCAGCTGCCCTGCTGGACAACCTGATCCTGCGCGCGAACTTCCCGGTGGTGATCGACGGCACGCCGATCGTCACGGTCTACCGGCTCGGCTCCGGGCCGACCCCGCTGCCGTTCGACCCGACCGACCGGCGCACCGAGTTCACCTCCAACTACGTGATCGTGACGGGAGTCTGACATGGCCCTACCCAGCACTCGTGTGACACTGCTGCCGCTCCCGCTCAACAGCACCCCGCTGACCGGCGTGTTCCCGCTGGCCTCCACCCCGGGGTACGACCTGGGCAGCCCCAGCTCGATCACCGCCTGGGGAGCTATCCAGGGCGTGCGGGTGCCCAACAACGGCCAGGTGGTGCTGTTCTGGGCGTCTGGCGCGACCCTGCCAGGCGTCACCCAGGTGCTGGTCGGCGACCCGATCGGCAACACCGGGGCGTTCGCACCGGCCACCACCGAGCAGCAGTCCCTGGCGGCTAACAGCTCGGGCTGGCTGGGGCCGTGGTCCCCGGCTACGTACAACATCCAGCAGGTCGGCAACACCTGGTCGGGGGCGATCAACAGCCAGGTGGCAGTGGCTGCCGACGTGGGCTGTGTGCTGATCGACTTCACCACGATCACGACCCTCGTGGTGCGCGCCTTCACCCTCATCCCCGTCCAGCCGTAGGAGGCCCAGCATGCCCGACGACACCAAGGCAGCTGCCCCGAGCCCAGACGCCGGGAAAGACGCCGTGGCTCCCGCGCCCGACCCTGGCGCCGCGATGCGTGAGGTGGCCGAGCTGGAACGGCGGCTCGGCGAGCTGAAGGCAGCCGGAAGCGGCTCAGCTGGCCCGGTGCAGCGGCTGAAGGTCGAGCCCCCGCACAGCTCCATCACGTTCGGCGGCGTGACCGTCGGCACCGACTACACCGATGTGCCCGCCCCGGTGGCCGCCGACATTGTGTCGGAAGCCAGCGCTGCAGGCGTGACGATCACCCAGGAGGGCTGACCCGTGGCTGGACCCCCGCTTGTCTACACCCCGCCCAACTACACCACCACCAACGTGCTGTACGGCACGGGGATCCTGTTCACGGCCATACCCGGCACCGCTGTGCCCTCGGACCAGAACCTCGGCGTCGGCTCATCCTGGACGGGGCTCGGCTGGGCCTACGTCGGGGCCACCGAGGCCGGGGTGACGGTCACCTTCAACCCGAGCACCCAGAACATCACGATCGAGGAACAGCCGACGCCGGTCGCGGTCGCCATCAACACGGCCGACCTGCAGATCACCTGTGCGCTGTCCGAGGAGACCCTGGCCAACGTCAACCTGGCCTGGGGCAATGGCGGCACGATCGCCGTCACCCCGGCAGGCGCGGGCCAGCCGGGCAAGTCGGTGCTCTCGCTGTCCACCAACTTCCAGACGATGGCCTGCGCGGTGGTCGGCAAGAACCAGCTCGGCTTCGCCCGGGTGCTGTCGATACCCACGGTCATCTCGGCGGGCCAGGTCCAGACCGCTTACCGGCGCGCGGCACAGCAGCGGGTGTACCCGCTCACCCTGTCGGCGATCTGCCCCTTCTCACAGATCACCTGGACCGACCTGACCGCTATCGCTACCAGCTAGGAGGCTGCGCATGCCCAAGTTCGATGCTGGCACCGTGGTGGAGTCCCTGGAGTGGGACTTCTCCACTACCAAGATCACCGCGCTGAAGCACGCCAGGGGGGTCATCCCCGAGCCCTCGGACGCAGCCATCGGCCGGTTCCTGGACGGGCTGAAGAAGCTGTACTCCGAGGCCCAGGGAATGGCCGGCGGCCAGCTCGGCCCCGACGCGACCCCCGACGAGATGCTGGAAGCCATCTCCAGCCTGACCGGGGACGCCTTCGTGTCGTTCATGTCTGACACCGCCGGGCTGTTCGCCGAGCTGTGTGACGGCAAGCCCAGCAAGGAGCAGCTGCTGGCGCTGCCGCTCCGGGTGCGTGCCCACTTCTACGGCTGGGTGCAGTCGGAGGTGATCAACCCGGAAGTCGGCCCCGGCGCTGGGACCGCGGCGGTCACTCAGCTGCGGTCCGCAGCCGCCGGGTAATCCTCTACACCGTCCGCCGCTACTTCCAGCTGAGCCCGGCCGAATGGGACGCCCTGGGGTGGGACATCCAGCAGACCTACCTGGAAGGCCTCGAAGCCGACGGCACCCTGTCGTTCCAGAGCGGCGACGGGATGCCGGAAGAGACCACCCACCGCGAGCAGGTGGACGCCGGGACAGACGTCATCGACCTGGCTGCTATGCGGGCCGGGCTGGAGTCCGAGCGCAGGCGTAAACAGGGAGGTGGCTGATGGCGTTCGATGCCGGGACGATCATCGCCCGCCTCGACCTGGACACGCAGGACTTCGACCGCAAGCTGCGCGCTGCCCAGGCGCGGGCCCGTCAGTCCGAGACCGCCCAGGACCGTGTCAGGCTGTCCATCTCCCCGCAGCAGGCCGGGCAGTTCCGGCGCCAGATGGAGCAGCTGGACCGGCAGGTCACCCAGGACGCGGTCAGGCGCGGCAGCAGCGGCCACGGGTCGCTCATGTCCACCCTGCTCGGCCTGTCGTCCCCGAACGCAGGCCGGGCACAGGCCGGCCAGCAGGCGCAGGCGCAGCAATCGTTCCTGTCCCGGCTGGCCAAAGGCATCGGCCCGGGCATTCTCGGGCTCGGGACCAAGGGCTCCCTGATCGCCGGGGGTGTCGCCGCCGGGGGTGCGCTGCTGCCTTCACTGCTCGGCGGGCTCGCCCCGCTCGGCGTGGCCGGTGTCGGGGTGGGGGCGCTCGGCGTGGCGTTCAAGGGCGCCAACCAGCAGGTGGCCCCGCTGCTGGCGCTGCAGCAGCGGATCCAGAACGCCCAGCTGACCGCTGTCTCGCCCGCCCAGCAGAAGGCACTGGCCGCCCAGACAGCGTCACTCAACCAGGCGGTGTCCCGGCTGCCCGCAGCCCAGCAGCAGATGTACCGGGCCCAGTCCCAGATCAGCAACTGGTGGCAGAACTTCACCGGGGCCATGGCCCCGATGTTCGCCAAGTCACTGACCCAGGTGTCCCACCTGCTGCAGGGGCTGTCCGGCCCGCTCAACACGTTCTTCAAGTCCGCGTTCACCCTGGCGAGCCCGCTGATCCACGGGCTTGGTGACATCGCCAGGATGCTCCTGCCCCTGCTCGGCAAGGCGTTCCGTGCGGCGGCCCCGTTGCTCCGGCCGCTGCTGGACGGGCTCGGCCGGCTCGTCGCCGGGATCCTGCCCGGGCTGATCACCCTGATGCACGCGGCAGCACCCGCGGTCCGGGCGGTAGCGGATGTGCTGGGCATCCTGGGCAAGGGGCTCGGCGGCTTCTTTGCCGCCATGGCCCCTGCCATCAGGGCCAGCGATGTGGTGCTCCGGGCAGTCGGGTCGGTGCTCGCCACCCTGCTGCCGGTCATCGGCAAGCTGGCCGGGATATTCGCCCAGGCCCTGGCTCCGGTCCTCCGCGACTTCGCCCGGGTGCTGAAAGCGCTGGAGCCCAGCCTGGTGATCCTCGGCCGGGTCTTCGCCGCGCTCGCCGGGGCGATCCTGAAGGATCTGGTGTCCGCGTTCGGGGCACTGGCCCGGCTGCTGATCGACATCCAGCCCGCCATCAAGATCTTCGCCGGGGCATTGTCCCGGGTGTTCACCGTGCTGGAGAACAGCGGTGTGTTCGCCGCGCTCGGCAGCGCGCTGGAGAAGATCGTCCCCTCGCTGGCTAGGCTGATTAACCTGGTCGCCCAGCAGCTGGCACCCGTCCTGCCCCAGATCATCACGCTGATAACCCAGCTCTCTATCATCCTGATCAACCTGCTGGCCGCCGGGCTGACCACGGTCCTCACCGGCATCACGGCGCTGCTGACCCACTTCCCGATCCTCACCAAGCTGATCCTGGCCGCGGCAGTCGCCTGGGGGATCCTGGCCATCGCCGAGGCCGCCACCGGGATCGGCCTGATCATCATCGTCATCGTCGCCATAATTGGCGCCCTCACCCTGCTGGTCAAGCACTGGGACACCGTGTGGAAGTTCATCAAGTCGGTGGCGTCCGACGCCTGGAACTTCCTCACCCACGGCTGGGGCCAGTTCCTGATCCCGCAGCTGACCCTGATCCGGCTGGCCATCGGGTTCGTGCGCGACCACTGGAAACAGGCCTGGGGTGACATCAAGGGCGCGGCGCTGGACGCCTGGCACTTCCTCGACAACGACATCTTCCAGCCGATCAAGCGGCTGCTGCTGAACGACTTCCCCAGCTGGTGGAGCCAGGCGGTCTCCGCGGTCCGTACCGGCTGGCACGCCATCGAGAACGTGGTCCGCACCCCCGTGGCCTGGGTGATCGACCACGTGATCAACGGGCTGATCTCGGCCTTCGACTGGGTGAGCAGCAAGGTCGGCGGCCCGCACATCTCCGCGGTCCACCCGTTCGGGCTGCAGCGCGGCGGGCGCCTGCCCGGCTACGGCGGCGGTGACGTCCTGCCCGCGCTGCTGGAGCCCGGCGAGACGGTGGTCTCCAAGGACGACAGCCGCCACCCGGCGATGCTGGCCGCGTTCCGGCACGTGGGCGTGCCCGGCTACGCCCGTGGCGGCGGGACCGGCCAGGGCCCGATCGGTGCTGGCCAGGCACGCACCGGCCTGGACCCGTCCCACTTCCATGGCACCACGTCCTCGATCTTCAGTAAGGCCGCCGACATCGCCAAGGCGGTGGCCGCGGTCGCCACCGGCAACACCAAGGCGCTGACCAACGCGATCAGCGGGCTGATCCCGTCCGGGACCGGCGGCGCGACCGGTGACATGGCCCGGCTGCTGGCCGACGTCCCGGCCCGGCTGCTGGCTGATGCGGTCCACACCCTGCTCGGCTTTGGCGGGGGCGGGCTCGGCGGCCGGGGAGCCGACGTCGCCCGCTACGCGATGTCGTTCGCCGGCAAGATCCCCTACGTCTGGGGCGGGACCGCCGTGCCGGGCGGGGCCGACTGCTCCGGCTTCGTCCAGTCGGTCTACCGGCATTTCGGCATCACCGCCCCCCGGACGTCGGAAGGCCAGGGCGCCTGGGTGAAGCGCGGCGCTCCGCAGACCGGCGGGCTGGCGCTCTACAACAGCCCAGCTGGCGGGCCACCACCGGGCCACGTGGCGATCGTCGGCTTCAAGGGCAACGTGATCAGCCAGGGCGGCGGGCTCGGCCCGCAGATCGTGCCGCTGCGCTCGATGCCGCTCATGTTCACGGGCGTGCCGCCCGGCCACGCCGGCCTCGGCAACGTGGGGCCCGGCGACCTGGCCGGCCTGGAGCGGCTGTGGACGGGTGCGGGCGGGCCCGGCGGCCTGATCGCGCACATCGCCGGGGCGATCGGCATGGCCGAGTCCGGCGGGCGCTCAATCAAGCAGCAGGGCCAGCCGCCCGGCCTGACCGGCTGGGGACCGTGGCAGATCACCCCCACCTCGGGCATCAGCCAGAACGGCATGTTCGGCAACCTGCTCAACTCGGCCAACAACGCCAGGGCAGCTGTCTGGCTGTGGCGGCACGCCGGCAACTCGTTCCGGCCGTGGGTCACATTCAACGACGGCGCCTACCGCAGCTTCATGGACAAGGGCGGCTGGCTGCACCCGGGGGCCAACATCGTCCAGAACTCGACCGGCCAGCGCGAGGCGGTGCTGAACCCCAGCCAGTCGCAGGCGTTCATGGCGCTGGCCGCGGCGGTGCATGAGAACCGGGCCACCTGGCCCGGCACGACCGGCATGGAAGCGAAGCTGGACCGCCTGATCGCCGCCGTCCGGCGCAACGCGGGCGAGACCGGCGCTGCCGTCGGTGACGCGCTCAACGGGGCCACCCGCAGCGCCGCATACCGTTCCCGCTACTCGGTCTCGGGGGTGTGATGACTGACTCCCTGGTGATCGGCGGGATCATCGAGCTGCTGGGCGGCGGGGTAGCCAGCACCCACCCACAGGCCGCGGGCGCCTACTTCCAGCTCGGCTCCGGCTTCGACCTGTCGGCCCCGCAGATGACCTCCGAGCAGGTGGCCGGGCTCCTGCTGGACGGCGAGGTGGTCAGCGGCTTCCGGGCGTCCAACCGGACCCCGACCCTGCCGGTGGTCATGCGGGTGCCGTCCACCGGCAACGCCCAGGCCGACCGGCTCACCCTGGCCGGGGCGCGCGAGCTGCTGCTGCAACTGACCAGCGAGGACCAGTGGACGCTGGTCTGGACCCGCGACGGCGCCGACCCGCTGATCTTCGACTGCATGGGCCTGGCGACGATCGTCAACCACTACTCGATCCGCATCGAGCAGAACCTGGTCTCCCAGGTTGACATCACCTTCCAGGCGTTCCCATACGCCCGGTCGGACACCCAGGAGATCCTGCAGTTCAACAGCCCGGCCGCGCAGTGGTCACCACCGCCTTCCACGGTGACGGTGGACGACTTCACCGGGACCACCAACTTCCTGCTGCCCTACCTCGGCCAGGACAACTCGACCTTCGAGTCCGGCAGCGGCCAGTGGGTCACCACGGGCAACTCCGTCCTGGCCGTCACTACGGCGCAGGCGCACGCAGGCACCCACTCCCTGCAGCTGACCAGCTCAGCCAGCGGCAGCATGCAGGCTGCCTGCTTCCAGGCCGGCAACATCCTGACCCAGGGGATGGCCTGCACGTCCGGGGACACGATCAACGCCAAAGCCTGGTTCCGCACCGCGGTGTCGTCCCGGTCGTGCAACATCGGGGTGGACTTCTACGACTCGCTGGGCACCTTCATCTCCACCGTCCGCGGCGGCAACATCACCGACTCGACCTCGGCCTGGACCCAGGCGACAGCGGCGGTCACCGCACCGGCCGGCTCAGCCTGGTGCCGGCCGAACGGCCAGGTCGTCTCGACCGGTGCGGCGAACGAGGTCCACTACGTGGATGACGTGTCGCTCGACCGCGGCCCGGTCTACTCGGCTGACACCACGCTGGCCTGGTCGCGCAGCAGCTCGGCTGCCCAGGGCAGCTTCAGCGCCCATTGGTCGAGAGTCAACCGGAACAACCCCACATATGACCATCAGCTGAGCGCTGCGGTCTCAATCAGCGGGCGGACCAAGTTCCAGTTCTGGTTCGGGCTCGGCACCACCAGCAATCAGTGGCCGGTGTGGCACCGGGGCAAGGTCCAGTTCGCGGTCACCCTGTACGACGCCACCGGCAATAAGGTCAGCTTCGGCCTGAAGCGCACCTGCAGCGTCAGCGCGCTGGTCAACCAGCCGCACTGGCAGCTGGTGACGGCCGACATCCCGCAGATGTCGTCCGGTTTCGACTACACCACCGTCACCCGGTACGTGATCGCCGCGTGGAACCTGTGGGACCCGCGGGCCATCAGCATCACTGGCGTGACCGCCGGGCCGGTGCTGCAGGCCGACGCCTACTTCAACCTGGTGCAGGCCGCGGCGACCACCACCGGCTCGCCGGGTGCCCGCGGTGCGCTGTACCAGCTGCCCGGCATCAAGGGCACCGCCCGGTCCCCGCTGGCGATCCAGGCCGCACCCGGCCCGGGCTCGTTCTCGACCGTGGCCGAGTTCACCACACCCGGCAGCAACCCCTGGACCGCCCCCGGCGGCCTGTCCAAGGTGGACAAGGCCGAGGCGTGGGGCACGGGTGGTGGCGGGGCCGGGGACGGCACCGGGATCGGCGGCGGCGGTGGCGGCGGCGGTGGCGAGTACGCCATGGAGCTGAACATCCCGGTAACCGCGCTCGGCAGCTTCCCAGCGACCGTCGGCGCGGCCGGGACCGGCGGGTCGGCGGGCAACAAGGGCATATCCGGCGGGGACAGCTTCTGGTCCGGGTCCGGCGGCCCGCAGGTCCGCGGGCACGGCGGCCAGGGCGGCTGGCAGAGCACGGCCTGGGGTGGAGGCAAGGGGGGCACCGGCTCGGTCAACTACGTCCATAACGACGGCGGGAACGGCTGGCAGTCCAACGCCAACGGGCAGACCACCACCGACGGCGGCGGTGGCGGTTCCTCCGGCGGGGACAGCTCAGAAGGCAATGCAGCCACCAGCCGCCACGGCGCTGGCGCTGTGTACGACGGCGGCCCCGGTGGCAGCGGGGGATCAGCCGGGAACCCGGGCAACTCACCCACCAGCGGGCCCGGCGGCGGCGGCGGCGGCGGTGGGTCCGGGGCAGGCGCGGCCGGTGCCGCTGGCAAGGTCCGGCTCACCTACGGCGCCACCGGCCTGATCCCGCTGCAGTCGCTCATGATCCACGTGCCGGGCAAGGACGCCCCGGACACGTTCAACCCGCTGTGCCCGGTCGGCAACGGGGCCGACACCCCCAACGGCGCCACCGAATACCTGATCCCGAACCTCGGCAACCTCAACGCCCGCTACGACGGCACCTACACGATGTACCTGGTGGCATCGTCGTTCAACACCCCGGGATCCAGCCGGAACCTGACGGTGCAGCTGCGCCAGTATCCGGCGCTGTCCGGGGTGGCGCTCACCCAGAACGTGGTGCGCAACTCACTCACGCCGACCACCGACCTGCTCGGCACCCAGACGTATGTGGACATGGGCCCGGTCACCCTGCCACTGGCCGACCTGCCGCCCGGCTCGCTGCAGCCCTACTTCGCACTCACGGTGACCAGCTCGAACACGGCCGACCGGTTCCTGGATGTGGTCCTGATCGACACCCAGGGAAACCTGGTCTTTCTCAACGTCGGGTCCGGCTCGATCTACAGCAACATCTGGATCGACCAGCCCGACAGCTCCCGTGACCTCGGCCGGATCCTCGGCAGCTCGGCCGACCGGGACCAGTCGGTGAGCGCGCTGCAGTACGTGGAGCGGTTCTCCGGTGGCCCGCTGGCGGTCTACCCGGACGGCAACAACCGGGTGTTCGTCTACGCGGCCCAGGGGGCACCGGGCCTGACCGCCTTCTACCCGCCGTACTGGTGGACGGAGCGGCTGTCGTGACGTCAGAGAAGTCGGTCACCACCGAGCAGCGGCTGAACGCGCTTATAGGCACCGCGACTGCCTGGGCCTCGATGGGGACGATGAGCAACGGCTGGACCATTGGCACCCATGCCAAGTACCGGCTGACCATGGACGGCCTGCTCGTCATCGCGTGGCGGAACCTGCGCGTCGGCACCGCCACTGACGCAACCGTCATCTGGTCATCCGCTAACGGGCTCCCATCCGGGTTCCGCCCCGCCAACGGCAGCATCTTGCTCACTGGCGCCACCGACCACATGGCCAACCCGGGCGCCCTCGGCAGCGAATCCGCCGCCGTCGTGGTGAACACCGACGGGTCCGTGACAATCCTCGGCCTGGCCGGCGGTGGCAACGCGACCCGCCTCGACGTGTACGGCACCTACCCGCTTGACGACTAAGCAGAAGGGGCATCCATGGCTCTCGGCAATTTCACCCGCCAGTACCTGGAATCCAGGGCGGCCGACCGGGTGGGGGTGGCGCTCCAGGCACTGGCTGACCTCGATGCGCTGCGGAACCGCACAGCAGCCGAACTCGCCGCCGGGACGCTCGACACAGCGGAGTTCTACGGATCCGGGGCGCCTCATGACGCAACGGACAAGGCAAACATCGTCGGCGCGCTCGACCAGGCCCACGCTATCTACCAGTGGCTGGTAGGCGGCGGGCTGGTGGCGGCCCCGGCGGGTGACCCGCTGGCTTACGCCAAGTTCCTGATCGGCTGAATCATGCGGGCCGGGCTCACCCAGGTAGTGACTGTGCCGCCGGGAGGCGGCCAGCCGCTGTCGCTGTCACACCTGGGGCACATGAGCCCGGCCACCTACAGCTGGACCACCCCCGGCGGCTGCGACCAGCTGAGCCTCACCTACTTCAAGCCGGCCCGGAACCGGTCCGAGGCACTGAACCCCGGCCGCCTGGTCTACGCCTACCGCGGGGGCTCGATCGTCTGGCAGGGGATCCTCGATGAGCCGACGGCCAGCGACAACAGCTGGAACATCACCGCCCACGGGACCGGCGGCTGGGGCACCGACTACCGCGCGATCTACTCAGTGGCCTGGGGCACGGGTGTCTTCAACGACGCGGTGGACCAGGCGATCACCCGCGGGCTCGGCTGGGTGCGGGGCACCAACATCGGCGCGGTCGCCAACATCTGGGCCGGGCAGCAGGTGGACTCGGCCAGCCAGTCCATCAGCGACCTGCTCAACCTCGGATGCTCCAAAGGCGGGCTCACCTGGTCGGTGGCGTCCGGCCCGCGGGGCAACCTGCTGAGCGTCTACGCGCTGCCGACGGCGCCGAACCGGATCCTGATCTCGACCGCGCCCGCCTCCCAGTCGATCGCCGAGGGCCCGAACGCGCTGTACCTGCGCTACCAGTCCGCGGCCGACACCAACCAGGGCGCGGGCACCTTCACCACCACCAGCGTGGTGCAGCAGTCCCTCATCGACGCCCAGGGGCGCCGCGAGGACTACACCGACCTGTCGAGTGCCGGGGTGCTGTCAGCCGCGACGGCTCAGGGCGTCGGCAACCAGGTACTGAAGCGGTTCACCCGGGCCGGTTTCACCGACTCGTTCACGATCCGGTACGGCCAGCTGACCAACATGGGCGGCACCCCGGTGGATCCGGGGGTCTTCTACTCCGATGGCCTGAGTGCGTTGGTCTGCCAGGTCATCCTGTCCGACTTCGCCTTCAGCGGCGAGGTCACCCGCGGGCCCATCAACCTGCTGATGGGCGCCTACCAGTGGGACGACGGGGCCCGGGTCGGCACCCTCACGCCGTTCAACTCGGTCAGGCACGACTTCGGCTCGCTCATGCAGGCCGCAGTGGACACCATCCCGGTGCGGACCACGCCGGTCAAGAAGAAGAAGAAGGGCAAGTAGCACAGCTGCCTTGCTGGCATCACGTGCCACAATTGCACCAGGAGGTAACCGATGTACCGAGTGACCTGCAAGCAGTGCGGGGCTTCGGGGATCACTGACAACGGCCACAACCTGCAAGGCGCTGTCAGCTGTATCTGCTGTCCCGAAGTCCACGACCACCAGGCCGCCGCCGACGCCTGCCCGGAGACCAGCCAGCCGCTGGACGCACGCCACGGTGGCGCGGCCTGCCCGCACCCGAGCGAGGACGGGACGGGCTGCAACCACCTGACACCGGCCGGTGAGCCGTGTCCAGGTGGTCACTGCTGGCCGGGGGTGGACGGCTGCACCGTCTGCAGGCCGCTGAACGTGGGATGGCTTGGCATCGTGCCCCTGGGGGCGGTGAGCTGACATGCCGAACATGACCGACCGGAACACGGGTGGCAACAACCTGGTCAACAAGCTGATGCAGGCGCTGTACTCCAGCTCCACCACGTTCACGATCACGCCTGGTACATCCGGGGGATCCGCTTTCACGGTCACCCCGCCGTTCTTCCTGCGGCTGATGACCACCCAGGGCAGCGACACGGCCAACGGCACCGAGCTGTCTGCCACCGGCTACACCGCGGGCGGCAGCTCGCTCGGCAGCTCCGCGTTCGGCACGCCGGCCGCCGGGGTGGCGACCAACAACAACGCGGTCAGCTGGACAGCTGGCGCCGCCTGGTCGGCCGTGGTGGCGATCGAGGTCTGGGACTCGGCAGCGACCAAGCTGCGCTACCTCCAGGGCTCGATCACCTCGGTCACCCTCGGCAACGGCAACACGCTCCAGTTCGCGGCGGCCGCGA